AAACATGCTCCTACGATTGTCGTAGACCAGCTTTTTAGACCTCCACTTAAGATAGAAAATGTAAAACATTATGCTATGCTTGAATCCTTCCAATTAAAAGACATTAAAAAAATATTTAACTTTATTCAACAAAAAGAGTTAATAAGATTTCGACTTAATAAATGGAAAACAATTTTAAGAGAGCATAAGCCTAAAGTTGTGATTGTAGAGGGATTTCCTTTTTGTCGACATCAGTTTGCTTATGAATATTTTTCATATATTAAAATAGCAAAAGAGTCAGGCGCAAAACTTATTTGTTCAGTAAGAGATTATCCATGGGATGAACCACATGAAGCGAGTGTTCAAGACTGGATTGCCACAACTCAAAACTTAGTTTTAAGAAGTTTTTTTGAAAAAGTGTTGGTACATGGTGATGACAAAATATTACCATTAATGGCAGATAGGGTTAGAATAACTAACACAAAAGAACTTATTGACGAAATAAAAGATATGATCGTCTATACAGGTTATGTTTGTGATAAGTCAATACCTAAACATGATACTAAAAATAATCATGTTTATGTAAGTTGTGGATTGAATAAAGAGGAAGTTTTATTAATATTTAAACAAATACTTAAAGTAGCCGAAAAATTTCCAGACTTGCAATTTGTTATGACAATGGCAAATAGTTACATGGAAAAATTAAGTAATGTTAAAAAAGGCAATGTAATACTTACGGATTATATTCCTCAACTTTCTAAAAAGATGGCTAATTGTAAATTATTAATCGCGTATGGAGGCTATAATACAACTATGGAAATTTTGCAAGGAGAGTGTCCTGCTATAATTATACCAAGACAAAATGGTCAAAAAGTTGAACAGTTTGTAAGAGCTTACGCATTTGAACCATTAGATGTTTTTAAAGTATGTAATCCAAATGAACTGCGAACATTACCTAAAATTATAGAGTCAGCAATAAAAGATGAGTCGTTTCCAAAACCTTTTGAATATAGTATGAACGGAGTAGAGAATAGTGCAAAAGAAATCCTCAACCATGTCACTTGATGATTTTAAAGATATGCGAGAAGAGTGGAGAAAGTCTATTGCTGAAGCAGAGATAAAAAGAATACAGTATTTAAAAGGGCAAAATCAATTACATCGCACTTACACACAGATTAAGAAAAATCAATATATAGTTCAAACCTTGATTGATAAAAAATTAAAGTATAGGCTAGATACAGCCAAAAATGTTGTGTTAGTTGGGTGTGGGATGCACCCTTATAGTTTGTTTGACCTTCACCAACAATATCCCCATATTAAATCAGTAGGTGTTGAGATAGTGCCTGAAAGGGCTCAGTTAGCAGAAATATTAATTAAACATTCTCCTGCAAAAGATACCATAACAGTTGTAAACCAAAATGGGTTAGATTATGATTATAGCTGGTTAGATATAGATGATTTAGTTTTTGTGAGTGTTGATGTGGAAGTTGAAAAGAAAATTCAAGAAAAAGTTATTATGACGAGCAAAGCATCAGCGTTTCTTTGCGCGCCTTATCACACGTCGTGGAGAGAGGCGTGGCTTAGTAATACTTGATTTCTTACTTTTCCTTTTTTTACGCCTCTTAACCCCCATACTGCTGACAAAAGAATCGACTTGTGTTATCATTTTTTCGCTTTAACAGTTTTTACGACCTGTGAGTTTGGATTTTTTACTTCTTTGATGGTTCTAGTTTTTTCAGGCAAGGTACGGTAGTACTCGTATGTCTTGCTTTTTACAGCTGAGTCATATTCCTCGATAAGCCCATATCTTGGGTCACCGATCATTTCGAGTTTACCTTCACCTTTTCCCTGTCCAAAAGTATTACGTGCCATAAGTTATCTCTACTTCATGTTTTTGATGACTTTGCCACCCATACCTTTGGTAACATCCTCAGATGCTACTGTGATGTTTCCTTTAATGGAGCCTGAAGCAGGTCCGCCAGTTGTGTAACTAGCAGCCATTGTGCCTGCAGCACCTGGATCCATCATAATTGGAGCTTGATCTACGTAACCTGGAGCAGTTTTCATTCCACCCATTGGTCCGCCTGTAACTCCGCCTGATGATCTATTATCACTTGAACCTGTGAAAGAAGTTCTTTGAGTTCCGCCTTTAGCAGTCTTTGGCATATTTTTAGCATTTTTAATATACTTCATATCCTCTGCACTACCTGGGGCTGTCTTAGTTATCATCGCCATATTATATATCCTCCTTAGGAAATAAGAGCTTTTACAGTTTCAGTATTATTACCAGCGTTGGCTGCCTCTGAGACTGATGCTTTAACTGTTACAGTTGGGCCGCCTCCTGCTGCGATTGATGTGAAGTAGGAGTTTGCGCCTGTAAATGTACAGTGTTCTACAGTTGTAGCTACGTTACTTAACATACCTGTGTCAGTTGCAAATGTACAATATCTGTAAGTTTGACTTCCAGAATTGTTGTGTGCCACTACACCGTATCCTGGTAATACATTATCACCAAAAGTACACTTTTCTGCTATGATTACTGATGCGGCATCAGTTGCTGCAACACCTGCATTTGAATCTAGCACACCAGTTGTTATACCTGCGTTAGCAATTGCTAGTGCAGCTGACCTTGCATTACCGCTTGTACCGTCAAAGATACAATTTTCAAATGTTACTGTTACCGCAGCATTTCCGATAATGGCACCTGGTGAATTTATTTTACAGTTTTTGATAACCACATTTGAACCAGCTGTAATTCCTGATGGAATTGAAAAACCAGTAAATACGATATCTTTAGCATCTCCCATACCAACGATTGTCACATCTGCAACGTTTGTTGTTCTTGGATCTGTGTAAGAACCTGGTAACACTTGAACTACGTCACCTGCGTTTAAGTGATTTGTAGGAATGTGATCAATAGCTTTAAACTGTGCCCCCATATTTAGTTCGGGGCTAACTACATGAGTTTGTTTATTAGACATTTTTATTTCTTACCCTTCTTTTTAAGAATAGCCTGTTGTAAGGCTTTTGGTAACTTTTTCTGCTTAGCAGTTAGTCCGTTCTTGCCATTCCCGTTACCGTTCATTGCCTTCCCGTTTTTCTTGGTGTTACCGTTACCATTTTTCTTTTTAGCCATAAAAGCAGGCATCATCTTGCCTGTTTTAGGATCTTTTTTCATAGGCATCTTTGCCATATCATGTCTCCATTCTCTTAAATAATAGCATTAAAGTCAAAATTTTATTTCTTCTTTTTAGGAAGAGGTTTTCCCGCTGACCTCAGAGCTATTGCTACTGCTTGTTTCCTCTGAGCTTCCTTCCTTGATATCCCCTGTTTTTTCGCTAATGTCGTTATCCCTTTCGAACGTGAACGTGAAGGCTTCTTCATCAGCTCCTTTATGTTTTTCGATATTGTCTTCTGACTCTTCCCTTTTTTCAGCGGCATCTTCTTCTCCCATTGTGACTAACATTTGAGACGGACTTTGAGGCATCGGCTCTTCAGTTGTTTCTGGAGTATCCTCCATCGTATAAACTAAATAGTCTCTATCTGAATTAATGTATGCAGCGGAAACAGCTAACTTGTTTGTCCACCATGTCGGCAAAGGAGCTGCATCATCATTTGGAAGAGCTTTTATTATGTCCTGACAATCTTCCATAATGTTATTACATAATCGTCTTGCAGAAGCCACATCAGTGTGTCCATCTTTTCTAATCATCTTTTTTTCCTTCTTTTAAAGCCAATTGGTTTTGAATACTTTATAGGATAACCTAATTTTCTTTCAGAAATAATATAATTTTCTAATTCTTTAGTAGTAAGTCTACCACCAACAGCGCGTTTTCGCAACCGTTCATTTCTACGAATCTTCGGATTGGGAGGCCTTTTAAACTGAAACTTGCCTACTTTCTTAATAGTTCTGTACTTCATGCATTTGCCGCTTGATTAAGAGCATCAACTCTAACCTTTTCTCCTGTGTCTAAATTTTCCTCAGTTTTTTCTATCGACGAGACTATTTTACCACACTGACTTTTACAAAGTGGAAAAGCTCTTTCGTACCCGTCTAAGAACTTTATCAATTTACTCCAATATTGATAACTTAATATTTTTTCTAATGGTACATTAAAGCCATTAAAAACTTCTTCATAATCTTTTAAATAATAAAACCTATTATTAATTTGGTCATAGTAATGACCACCTGTCCAACAACATCTAAAAACATTACCGTCAGGTGCTACATACCACTTACCCCAGTTATCCCATATACAGTGTATAACTCTTTCAGCTTCTTCATACTTTTTTGTTTTCTTACTGTGTACATACTGACCTGATTTAGGAGCAGAAAAATCTCTCGATGTTTTAACAGTAGAAAAAGTTGTAAACCCTGACTTTTTAGCTAATTCTCTAGCCTCATCTACCTGATGTTTGTTATGCTCAAAAACAATATACTTCCAGTGAACTTGAGCTTTTGTGGTGCTAATAACAGATTTCGCATTATTAAATACATTTTCAAATTTAGTATTTATTCTATAAATATGGTGGGTATCCCACAAACCATCTAAATCAAAATTTATAATATCGTCTTTATTTAAAATATTACCAACGTCAGACCAATAGTCGTGCCCATGTATACCACCATTAGTATGAATTAAAACTCTAGTTCCGTGTGATTTTACATACTCTAATATTTTACGAAAATCTTTATTCATAATAGAGTCGCCAAAGTTGCCATTAAATACTAACCACTCTAAATTGTTTAAGAGATCGCTATAAAACAACTTTTTAAAATCTTCAAAAGTTATGGTGTATCTTTTATCGTTTAAATTTATCCGTAACGGTTTTTGTCTATGACATGCAGGACATTTAGCATTACATCTAAACGTAATCTCTGTTGTCAATTGTCTATATTTTCTCATCTAACTAAATAATGTAAATGTCTGTACAGTTAAACCAGCGGGGATTGATGCTTCTGTTAGTTGAATAGTATTATTAGCATTATGAAATATAAAATCATTATTTGAAGTTCCTGGTACATCTCTTACCTGTTGAACTCCGTCAATCATCACTGATATTACATTATTTAATGCAGTAATATTCTTTCCAATAAAGAAGACGTTTGAAGTGGATGTGCTAGTGTTTACATTGTGATGTGGGGACAGTAATATACCACCACCAGTTAACGCTGCGACATTATCTTGAACAACATTTAAGTTTGCGTTCAATCTTGTAAAAGTAACAAAATCATTGGCAGCTGCTACTCCTACGTTTGCATTTCTTCTACTCTCTAGATCGTTGATTTGTGTTTGAATAGCGCTAGTCACGCCATCTAAATGACCTATCTCTGTTGATGTTACGGCACTTACTTCTATCTTACCACCACTACCAGAAACTACAGCTCTTGATGCTGTAAGATCACTTGTCAAAACACTACTTATTGCTCCTGCAATATTATTAGTTCTTCTTGTCTCTGCACCAGTGAACTGTGTCTGAATTGCTGAAGTTACGCCGTCAAGGTATCCTAATTCAGTCGCTGTAACGTCACTTACAACTATTTTTCCACTGCCGTCTGAAGCTAAAGCCCTTGAGGCAGTTAAGTTAGTATCGTTTACTGTTGAGATAGCGCCATCAACGTTTGATGAAATTAAATCATTTAAAGTAGCACCGTTTTGAGTAATCGCTGTAGATACTAATGATGCTGAGGTGACTATTCCTACATCTAGATTTGAAGCAGTAACGGGTGATAAAAGAGTATTTGATGAGGGATCTTTTGTGTCACTAAGTTTAAATGTACTTGCACTCTCATCATAAAAGAAAGCAGCGTTACCTTCATTACCTCTGTTAAACAACAAACCAACATCTGCAGCAGGAGCTCCCGTTGCAGAGTTTGCTAACATTAACATTCTGTCTTGGACAACCATGTTAACAGAGTTTGCTGTAGTGGTATCACCGTTAATAATTAAATTACCAGTGATAACAACATCATCGGTAAATGTTGCGCTAACTAAGTTAGCAGCTCGTCTTGCCTCAAGTGCGTTTATCTGTGTCTGAATAGCGCTTGAAACACCATCTAAATGACCAATCTCCGTGGCGGTTACAGCGCTGACTCCAACTTTACCAGCACCTGTTGATATTAGTGCTCTGTCAGCTGTTAAATCAGCGGTGGTAATAGTTGATACAGCTCCAGCTATGTTATTGACTCTTCTTGTCTCAATACCGTTTATATTCACTAAACCTGCTGCTGAGTTATCAGAACGTCTTTTTTCTAACGAGTCTATTTGAAGTTGAACATCGGAATTAGCATTTAATATAAAAGCTAAATTAGCAGAGGGAACTGTGGATACACTAATTTTACCTGCACCATCAGAGACTAAAGCCCTTGAAGCAGTTAAGTTACCAGCTGTTACAGTGCTTATTGCACCTGCAATGTTAGCTACACGTCTAGCTTCAATAGCCGTTTGTTCAGTAACATTAGATACTCGCCTACTCTCAATTGCGTCTGCATTTGCATCTAGAACATTGAGGTTTGCATTGATTCTTGTTTCAAGTGAGGTAACACTAGCATCAGCATCAAGTTTAGCAGCAGTTATGGCACCATCAGCTATATGCCTAGTTATTATAGTATTATTAGCTAACTTATCAGCATCAATTGCACTGTCTGATATAACGGTTTTGGTAACTCGTGTAAGAGCCATCTCTTACTCCTTTTTGTCTGCGTCCTTGTCCTCATCGTCAAGTTCTGCAAAAAATTCTTCAAGAAAATCCCTTTTTTCAAGTGGCTTTTCTTCTTCGTCAAAAAACTCTTTTATAAAGTCTTCAACTTGTTCGTCAACTGATGGTGGAGCGTTCAGATAATCAAACTCATTATTGATGCAAGCTCTATCAATCAATTTTACTAAATACTCTTGATCAGCCTCAGATAATAGTTCAACTTTACCGTCTAACCACTGTTTCTCAGTGTGAGGTAATCGTGTTCCCATTTGCTCATAGTATACACTAATTATATCCCCAGCGACCATTTCTTTTACTTTAGGTTCCACTTCGCCTATCTTATCCAAGTCAAAAGACTTAATTATCAGTGGACCCTTTCCCTCTTTACTGATTTCTCTAAACTCACAAAAAACTTTGTCAGCGTGTAGTTCATCAATAGATATTTTTTTGTATGACATGTTTCCTCCTATGTCTTAATTAAAAAGTTTACACCACAAGACGCTAACTGTAAATCTAGTGCTGGTACTGTAGCGGTTATATTTAGTGCTGTTATTGCCGTTCCAGAGGTATCTTTTGTTCCCAACGCAGCAGGAGTCGAACTGGAATGGTTAACTGTTGCAGATGCTCCAGTGGTTGTTAACACAGGCACAGAAGCACTACCTGTAATTACCTTTGACGACGTAAAACTTCTTGAAACTGTTGACCCTTTACCAGTAGGTAATCTATCTCTAAAATCTGGCACATTAAAAGTAGAAGATCCATCTCCCGTTCCATAAGCGGTACCTAACGCATCAAAAAGAGCCGCAAAATCTGTTCTATCAACTGCCTGACCGTTACATAAAAGATATCCGCCAGGTATTGCACTATCAGCGCCTGCCCACATTATAATTGTCCCCGCAGGACACAATGGAGCTACGTCTGCATGAGGAGCTACTGTAGCACCAGTAGTAGGTGAGAAAGATTTTGTGGCAACTGATATAGTTCCTACTGCTAAGTTACCATATGTTTTACCATCTTGAGTTAAAACATTTAAACCATCTTTACCTGCTGCAGATTTTGCAGTTGTAGTGCTTCCATAATGAACAATTGCTGTGTTAGCTGTGTTTATTGTTCCAAACGCGATAGCAGTTGGATTTGCAGCTATTGCAGATACTCTAATTTGTGCATTTGCGCCAGCTAACCCCTTTGAAGCATCAAATGCAAAGTTTAATCTATCACCTGTTATACCAGACGTTTTAGTTACTCCAGGAGTCGTATGATGTAAATCAACCATTGTGTTAGATATAGAACCATTTGTTGGTGGTATACCCACATCAATTAAGTCACTTGCAGAAGTACCGTTTGACAACTTCATATACAAGCGTCCATTTGAAGTTGTAGCTCCGCCAGCAGCACTAACAGTGGATATCAATTCACCAACCTCGTAGTGTTGCATTTTATTCATCAACCCAGCAATACCGCCCTCGGCTATTTGTGTTGAGATACCGACACGAGTGAAGTTTCCGCCAACTGGAGCTGTTTTAAAGTTTACGGAATCGTTAATATAGAGTGCGGTTACTAATGTATTAGAGTGCCTATACAACATACCATTCTCAATACCTGTTGCAGCACCGTCTCTTGTAATGTTTCCACTTGTTAGACTTGGAGCAGAACTATTAGTACCATCTCCAGCAAAATTTGTCAGAAGGGATCTTAAAGAGTTGTTAAACTGAGTACGTGCAGTAGCGAGGGTAGTCGCTGCAGTGGGTTCAACAAAGGTATTTGAATCAATTAAAGCCATGTATTATACTCCTGACGCTGATACTGACACTTGTAAACTTCCAGCGGGTAAAGCCGCGTGGTTCACTAAACTGCCAGCTTGAATATCAAACACTTTAAAAGCTACGTGTGAATTAGTGGTCTCGACTGTTAAACAAACTTGAGCGGTAGCTGTGTTTATTGGTGTTAATGTTACAGCTGGCGTAAGACCAAAGTTTGCAGTTTCAAAGCTCACAAACTTAATAGTATTATCAAACGTGGCAGTATTTGTAAATGTCGTTTGATCTTTTTCTATAGTAACTCTAAATTTATCTAATGTAAAGTCAAATTCATTTGGGTTTGTGTTAGTGACCACAAATTTTATTTGATAGAATCTAAAACTCCTTGAACCAACCTCATAAGGAAGAAAACCCTCATTTATTGCAAATGAATCAAATGAAGCAACATTAACATTACTATTACTGTGTACTCCCTCACCACTTACAATCTCAGATTCAGTTCTTGTAGTAAATAAAGTCTCTGGGTCAACACTGCTAGTTCTTAAAAATGTTTCAGTTGAAACTGCAGTACCTGATCCAGCAAAAGTAGTGGTTGGTACATCCTTAAATTGCTTTAAGTTAACTAACTTATAATTATTTACTCCACCATTTGCAGTTGTTACGTTAGCAAAGTTATTTCCTCCTGTTGAACTACCATCAGCCTTAAATGTCTCTGCTAACTCTATTCTGTCTGCAGCAAGCACTCTATGAATTAACGCCATTGCATTCGCGTTTGCAAAGTCACCTCTATCAGTAACTCCGCCGCTTGTATAAGTGGTAAAACCACCTGAGTTGAGCGGGGTACTCGCTCCAGAATTTTCGTATAGCTCTGCAGTAGTATTTGAAGTGTATTTTGCAAACAATTCTCTATTATTTATTTCAGTCATGCCACCAACATCATGAATTATTATTCTAGTGGTCGTACTAACTCTTGCAGCTGTTCCCCCTGAGGTGTAGGTTCCAAAACCTGAACTGTCTGTGCCAGATAATTGAAAAGTATCATCAGTTTTATTAGCAACTGTTTTGGTAGTTCCATTTAATTGTGTCATGCCTTCAACATTTAAAATCAAAACTTGATCTCCGTTTGAAAATCCATGACTAGCTGCAGTCACAACTGCAGGATTAGCTTTTGTAATCGCTGATATTGCTGTAGTAACTGTCAGTCCATGATCCTGTGATGTTGTGATCACCGCAGGGCTTGCCTTTGTTATACCGCTTATAGTTTTTACATTGCCTGTATACTGTCCTGGATTAATAATTGCATACACATTTTGAGAAGTCTCATTATCAACTAAAGTTTGATTTTGCTCATTAAAAGAAACACTGAAACTACTTCCGTCTGGAAAAGCTGTATTACTAAATCCTAATACAGTTCCTATACCACCAAAGTTAGTATCTCTAAATTCATCATCTTGAGGAGTTCCAGTTTGAGCCTCTGTTGCTGCACCTGAATATATATCTTCCTGAAAATCTCTGAATGTACTTTTAGTAACTTGCGTGCCACTTATCTCAGCACCTATTGATGCTGTAATTACCCCGCCCATATCACGAATAGGAGTTATATAAGTAGCTGATGCTCCCTCAGCTGTAATATCTGACGGTGAGGATGCCGCATCATAAGTCCAGCCAGATGCAGATGCGTTGGCATTGTCAGCCGGGGTTGATTGAATATTTGCAGGATCTGTTCCAGGAAAGTGTGCAACATTATTACCACCTTGGTTAGTAGCATTAAAACTTACAAAGGCAACTTCAGTAGAATTATCTGGAGCTATTCCAGAGATAGGCACAGTTGGAGAATCAGTGTTAAAAACTTTGAACACAGTTTTCCCGCCTGGTCGAAAAGTTGTTAAATTAGTAACAACAACAGAATCACTTAAGTTTCCTGATGTATCTCTAGTTTTTGCGAGATATGAGAAAGAACCAAAAACATCGATTGGGTGAGATTTTCTTGATACACCAGCAGCGACTGTTAGAAAATCCTCCGCATTATTAAAATTTTCCTCTGTTGCTGCGACAATACCTGGATTTCTTCTAATTACAACCTCTTTTAAATCTAAATCTACTAAATCAAGACTTTGTGTTCTCGGATAGTTCCAAAACAAGGTTAGTTGTTCTGCAGATTGACCAGCACCAAGATTAGTAATATTTTTAGGTTTTGAAGTTTTACCTACAATATCTTTTGTTTGTTGTCTTACTATCCCTCTTAAGTTTTTATTAAGCGGTGTTACTTGTACGGTCATCCTAATAACTGACGGTTGACTTCCTCTATCAATATTGTTTATTACGTGCGTAATGTTACCAGTATCATCAACCTGATTTGCTGGTATTTTCACAGTAGAAAAAGTTCCAATGTCAACAATATCTTGCGCTAAAAAACTACCATCTGGCTCAGGAAAATTTTGAACTCTCTCAAACTTATATGATAGTTCATAATCTGTTACCTCTTGACCAGTGATGTGTGGAAACGTTATAATTGCTCTAACAGCCACTCCACCAACTTGTTGTATGTATAATGATTCACCAATAGTAATTGAAGAAACCTTACGTATCGGTAGCTCTTCCACAGTAACAGTCTTAGTCACAGAGGGACTGAACCTGCCAGTAATATTTCTATTTCTTGCCTTGAGCGATGTTGTTCCGATAGGTATATCTCTTAATATCCTATCTTTAGCTAAAAATGTTTTTTCAAATTCACCACCTACCAAGAGTTGATAAATACCTGTATTAGCTAATCTAAAGTTTCCTGGAAAAGTACCAGAATCATATACAACGTTAAATGTTTTATTTGCTACACTTATATCTGCAATAGAACCAACAGGGTTTGTAGCTAAATTTACTAAAGTAACCCCTGATAAGTTAGCTTTAGGAGTTGTTGCCAACTCAACTTGGAAAATATTATTTTGTGACATGGTCACATTATATGTTGGGCTCGCTGTATCATATGAAGTGTTTGAAACTACAAATACATTTCCAGTTGAAAACTGAATATTATCGCCAATTTCAATAGCAGGCACCGTATAATGATCAATCTCCACCCTTATTGTGGAATCATCAGCATCTGTTACAACACTAATAGTGGCTGGTTGAGTGCTTTTATTTAAAGTGAAAGTTGTTGTTTCGATGTTATCTAAAAACACTTTAACAAAGTTTTCGTGCACTGGTTTTATTTGTAAAGGCTCAACATGAGTTGATGAAGGTGTAACAGTGTTTTTTTGTACAAAAGTAAATTCGCTACCACCTACAAAAAAGTTTGCTCGTTCATTAAAAAATCTATTATCTAATAGTTGAAAAACTTCAATATAAAAAGGAGGTGTTGGTAATTTACTTAGTAAAGCCGCTGATCCTAATATATCAGAATCATTGTCTATATAAATATGATTATTTGGGCCGTCAGCTAATCTAATATTTGCTGAGACTGCTGTTACTGAGGGTCCTGAGGCGACAAAATTTCTCGCACCTCCAGTTTGTGTTACCGATATAGGCACAGTTACAGCATCGTGACCTTTTAATGACCCAAACACTCCTGCGGGATCTCCATCATTAACCTCTAATAAAGGCGTAGGATCGTTAAAATGCACTTGTCCTCCAGAGGCATAAGCTGTAAAACCTGAAGTACCATCTCTACCAGTGGTAAGGGCTTCATCAGTGAATAAGTCAAATGTCGTGTCAGTTATCCGTTTTGCAAAACTTGTAACGCCGTTAAGTTGTGTAGTGCCTGTAATAACGTTTGTAGTGATTTGTCTACCATTAACTAATCCGTGTGCTGCACTAGTAGTAATTCTTATAGGGTTATTAAGTGCAATCCCAGTTATAGTTCTAACTCTTGCTTCTAAAAAATTAAAATCATGTAGAACGTTCATTCCTTCGACAACCAACTTTAAGTTTGATGAGTCAGCTAACGTAGTATCGGCAAAGGCAGCAACAGAAACTGCATTACAAAGTAACCTTACTTTACCTGTTAAACTATCAAATCCGTTTTTACCAGCTATCGTTGCAGGGTTATCCCCATCAGTAAGAGCATTAATATTAGCAGCATTAAACTTAAGTTTGCCTGGGGTAAATCCGCCAGCTTCATTTGGAATTGCATTAGCAACTAGTTGGGACTCATCAGGTAGTGACACAAAATACTCTGTCTCAAAATTTAATCCATAGTTTAAATCTTCAGAGAAATTTTCAACAATTAAATCCACTCTTACGGATCCGTCTTGTTCTCTAGTAGGCACTGTTCTAAGATTAAAAACTGGAGCAGGTGGAGCTATCAAGGGTGATTTTGTATCTAAATATGCAGTAGGGGTATAATCAATGAACGTATCAGAGTCTACATAAACATTAGATACATATTCAATTGCTGATACACTGACTTCTTCTGTTTCTGGCTCTCTACCGATTGAAGTAATTTTAAATAGTTTATCAGTTTGAGCTTGATAAATATTAGGACTTTCGTATTGAGTATTCCACTCTCCTAAAGACCATAAGTCACCTCTTTTTGGTAAGTTATTGGCTGTAAAAGCATCAAAAGCGCTTAATGTTTTTGTTATTGGATCGTATCTTCTTCTAAGTCTAACTTCTATCAAATCAGCACCAGCGCTAACATTACCTGTACTGAGCACTGCAAACTTACCAGTACCTTCACCTCTACCAGACCCTACATCAACAGTATATAAGTCAATTCTTTCTGAATCAAGTTGAATTACTCTAAGTGCTAAAGGATGGGTGTTAGCAGTGAAAACAGAACTTGTAATAGAAGGCACAGTAAAGTGCTCTAACATTAAATTGGCATGCCCTGATGTAGTATTTGAATCCCTTGCTAGTTTACCCCCGTATCCAAACGCAATCCCTATCTGTCGTTGGGCTATAGATATAACATCTCCTGGTGCTAGCATTAGCGCATCTAAACCAGTTATAAAATCAATTTTTCTTCTTAAGTACTTTGCAGCTGCAATGTGATATTGTGCATAACGTAAAGCTTGAGAGCGCCTGGTTACTCCAAACAAATCCAAAGATGCGATATTTTCAATGACACTTCTGTCTGTTCCATCATTTGCGTCAGTTGTATCAATTCTGACTGTCTCACGTTTATAGTGGTTTGTAGGATCGATGTACGACACATCAACCCCTGTAAACATTTCACTTTCTTTTATACCTGAAATATTAACACTGCCCTCTTTTATATTACTTTCATTAAATACTGCCACAGGTAACTCGTCAGGTAAATCAACAGCTAAGGTAATTTTACCCCCTGCGTATACTAAAGCACCCCTAATAGAAGCTGCTATTTGATTTAGTAAGTCTAAAGCCTGTCCTTGATCCTGGATTATACCATCAAAAGTGAATCTTCTCTCTTTAATCTTTGTTCCCTCTGGAATACCTATCAAAGCTTCTCTTACTGTCGTAAATTGCCCTCTTGGTTTGTGTCTAAATGTTCCATCAGCTATTCCGTCAACCCCTATAAATTGTCCTGTTACATCGTCACAAGCATCACAATATTTTGCCACCCTATAAAATTTAAATCTATCAACATTTGCTTCAGCTATACCTAATCCATAAGTCTTATTTGTTAATAAATCATACATAATCCACACAGGGTTTTGTGTCCATGAATACACAAAATTCCCATCCCAGTTACCAACGTAAATCTGTGGATTAGCTCCCGATAAAACAGTACCAGGCCCTGTTTTTTGTAAAGTGTAACCTCCCGCATATCCAAATGTTCCTGTCTCTGGTAATTCTAACTCTCTCCAGTCAATTTCAAAATTTCTTTGTGCGTCATCTGTTGTTCTAATAGACGTTATGGGTTGATTATAATTTGTAGGAACTTTTACCAATAAGCCTTTAACTAAGGAGGTAAAATTAGGAACACCGCCTGTGTGCTCAGAAAAAGCTTTCATTGCATAACCAATAGTAGCTGTTCTAGGATATGCCTGCGGGGAATTTTGTATTTCAAACCATCCTATGCTTTGCACTGTTTCTTGGACTTTAGAACTATCGCTATCATCAGAAGTTTTCTCAATGGTAAACTTATAACCATCAGTGCTCTTCTCAGCGTCAGGAATAAGCACAATTATTGTAAATTTAAAAGGTGTATTTGTTTTACCTGTTATTGTTTGTTCTTTTTCAACTAAAATGTCGGTGCCTGTGTGATCAAATACTGTGACTTTTACACTAAGGCTTCTTTTTACAATATCTCCATTACTTTTTGACTCTTGTAATCCTCCAATTACAAAAACAAATTTTATTGAATCCCAATCTTTAGCACTAGTTGATTGTAATAATATACGCGATCTAGGAACACCTGATACATTTCCTTTTTTAAGTGTTACAGGAGAGGAGAAATTCTGTGGCACCACTGTTTGTTCTCCAAAAACTGGTAATGGAGCTTGAGTGGTAGTGCCTGTGTTAACTTCAGTGCGAAAAAACTCTCCATTTTCTTGACCATCACCGTCAAGATTAATCATGTCATCGATATTTCCATCATTAATTTCAATATCTTGAGGCCCATTAGGGTTTACCCTAAAAATCGGGCCTTCTCCTAAAGATGATGTTACAAATAAGATGTCAGTAGAAAATAAGTCATTAGGATCTTCTTTTCCTCCGCCACTTCCGCCTTTTCCTCCACCTTTGTTATGAACTCTAATATCATCAGCTATATAAGTTTGAGTTTCTGGAACAGTAAATGTATAAACTGGTTGATTTTCTACTTGAGTAATTTTTTTAATGGTTGAAGGCGTTCCACTCTCAAGAACAATTTCGTCACCCACTTCAAATTCTTGTATTTCTTTGAATAAGCCATCTGAACCTATTACCCAATGATTAGGGGTAACATTTAGTACACCTCTTTGATGTTCTACTTTTAATACGGCATCATCTTCATGGTAAAAAGTTTCTGTAACGCTTGCAGGACCCAACTGACCAAATTTCTTAAATCCCAAAACTATGTCAGTTGTGTCAATATGCTCAATAGGTTTTTTTGTCCCATCAGCCATGGTAATAAGGGTGCCTGCAGGAAAACAACCTCCTTTAGAACCATAAATATTTGGAACCTCTCTACCTTGATAATGTACATATTTACGATTAAGCATCTTTGAACTGCTCACTTACTTTTATAACATCTTCTTTACCGTGCTGAGTAGTATCTAAATATCCAGAGATAAATTGTCCAGCAACTCTAGTTTGTCCATACACTAACGCTATAGGTGTTCCACCTTGAGTGGTGTTTTGTAAACTACCAAACATATCGCTACCTCTAGTTGAACTATCAACCTGTTCTTGTGGTTTTGGTTTAGAGGTAAATAAACTTGTAACTAAACTCATAGCTAAATTACCGATTATAGAACGCGCAAAAGATGCTCCTAAACCTGAACCGCCTAAACTACCACTAAACATTGAACTAAATCCTGCACCCATTTTAGTAAGACCTGCAGAATAAACAGAGCCAAAACCAGCGGACATGCTTGCACCACTTGCTAAGCCTACGGCAAAAGGAGCCACCACTGCCACTGCTATCAATAATAAAAACCCTCTTTTACCACCGCCTCCAGAGATATAAGGGACAACATAAACAGTATCTCCTGGCTTAAGTTGTTTAAATTCAAAATCCTCAGTAGAGATTACATTAAAATCACCGTCTACTAAACTATAACTTTCATCAACTTGACTTGTTCTGATTTTACTATCATACTCATTAAATTTTCTTTGTGTGTTGCACAGATAAGGAGCAATATCGCGAGCATTAGTTATGTCCACTTTATAATTTGGGCTATCAGTCAAATGACGTAATGTTGAATGTATAACTAGGTTAATCAAGGTGCTTTCTCTGAAACTTATCAAATTTTAGTGCGTCAATTTCTTTATCTTGCCAATAAATATAAAATTTTTTCCCAAATCCTACAATAAATTTATATTGCGAAAATCCTGCTGCATGCTTATCGTCTCTACTAGGAATTGGCTGATCTTCACCTGGATGTGAGTGAAAAATACCCCATATTTGTTCATCATATTTTACTAAAATGCCAGGATCTAAGATAAAACTTATCTTGGGCTGTAAACTTTTATTCTCAGCACGAACATAAGAGAAGTCTTTTAATATTACACCACAACATTCTCGTGGGTATTCTAGCTGGGCATGTTTACCCATATCGTCAACTAACTTGTCAAACCTGTCCATCTATAAACTCCTGTTGTATATTGTTGATAATAACTTCCATAAGGTGAAACCCAACTTGTATGATCAACCATCGCATGTAATATCCTATTAGTGTCCACGTATAAAGCACAGTGGTTACTTATGAGTGTTGAACCTATGCTCATAACAATAACGTCAAAAACTTTAGGAGCATCATCTACTTTTTTAAATATGTGTGAAAACTTTTTAAAACCATCTTCGTATAATGACTGAGTTGTTTTGTTGTACCAGTTATCGTCAACTATGTTACAAAAATCAATAGTTCTTTGTTTTATATCAATGTTACGATGATCTCTGTAAATATACATACAGAGATTCCAACAATCTATCCCAGTTTTAGGATCGTCACCAAGATGTAAGAAAGGAAGGCCTGTGTATTTGTTATACCACTTGTCTGTAGATTGCATGTATTCTATCACTCCAATAATTATCAATATTCGTAATCATAGAGCGACCACCTTCTTCTAAATGAAACATTCTCATATGGTGGATATACATTCCAAAGTGGATTGGGTTATCGCCCCTCAACGATCTAAATACTATTACATCATAATTTTCAGCATCTGTCAATGTAACTTTTTTCGCACATGATTTAGCCCACTTATCAATATTAGAGAGACTTATTTGTTTCATCCATTTTCTTGTTGTAATGTTTTTATTTTCGTTTTTTATCGTTCTAAACAGATTGTCAAAAACATTACTTTTTAACTCTTGTTTATAAAAATGAGCTAAAATAGTTATACAATTTATATCCCCATAATGATGGGTGAGTCCTAAATAATTTATTATATTTTTTGATACCATTCTGCATACTCTGGAAATACTTGTGTAAAGTCTTCATTCCTACTTGCGTCTAGTTTGTCATTAAAACTTTTTAATTGTGGTAGTAAGTGAGAATCATCTCTTGCGTTCATATGTCTTAAACTATCAAATATTGTGCCCAGTTCATTTGGTCCCATATAATGACGTGCGTTACTTAAAAATGTTTTATACTTAGCTGCTACCCACTGTTTCGCTTGGCTTGGGAGCACTTTTGTTGACATAAACTCAGGGCTTATCAAATTTGTTATATGAAAGGTTAGTCCTTGTTTCTTTAACCATTTAAAAAATTCAGGGCCACTACCGATGCTATATATGCTTGAGGTAACACTAACACAAACAATTTTTTCACGAAATACTTTTACATTTTCTTCAAAGGTATCCCAGCTAAATCCTTTTCTACTGTACTCACATTGTTCCTTATAACCCTCTGCACTAGGCCAAAGGTTGACAGTCTTAAACTTACCCCAAATATCTAAAAGATCATAGTCTTTATATTTTCGATAAGATAAATTTGAGTTATACTGTAGTTCAACATTTGTATTACCATTATCTAATAAAAACTTTAACATTTTATAGTGACCATCTTGCACAAAAGGTTCGCCACCTGCAAAGTATATTACCTGTATATACTTTACAATTTTTTTCATGTCTTTCCAAAAATCTTCATTATGAGTCCAGGGATCGACTCCAGGTCTTTTTTGTTCTTTAGAGGTAAAAGCAGCTAGGTGCTTTTCCTTAAACCAAGAAGTGGAAATCTCAGGACCACACATTCGACATCTAAAGTTACAAGTGTTACCAAACCTAAAATCTAAATAAATCGGAGGATGTTTAACTTCCCCGTCGGGGGATGTTTTATTTTGTATCCAGGCTAGATGTTCATATTTAGTATTAACTCTAGTTCGATGACTACTTTGCCCGTTGCGTTCTATCTGATAACATACATGTTCACATTGAGGAGGTATAACATCATTTAAAAAATCTTTTCTTACTTTATTGTAGCCAGAATTATGCCACACAGATAACGGATTTTGTTGAGCGTTTCCATAATTTGCGCCAATAAAACTTCCATCCGGTTGTGTCTCTTTAAAATTATCAGTATGACAACAAAGTTTATAGTCACCATGTAGGTTGCCGAACATGTGAATCCATGGAAGTATGCACCCTTTAATCATTGTCTTGGAATAGTTCTACCTGTTGCAGGGAAACCGCCAAAGTGAATTTGGTTGTTCCTTAATTGACATGCTTTTAATGACTTACCACAAACATCAAGCGCAGCCGTTACTTCTTCATTAGCCGCGTTAAAGCCTTTATCAGGTGCTGAAAGTTGTGGATTAAAAGTGCCTGGTATGGCTCCCCCATCTACACCAGGATATTGACACTCTGGGCCTTTGTATACCCATTGACATGTGTTCTTGTAATATTTTCTTTTTGGTACCGCTAATCTAAAATACTGTAACCATGAAATTAATCCAAACCTAGCAACGTTTTGATCTAAACTTTCTAAGTTATCAATCTTAAAAATATCTTCTACATACGCTTCAGTATCAGCTTGTGGATTAACAATATATATGTTATCTCCTACACTTGTATTTGCGTCTAAAGAGTTGGATAATATTAAAAATCTATTTTCTTCAATTCTTCTTATAGTTCCCTCTGTTGTGCCGTGCTCGGCTATGACATTATCTCCCACTCTGTATGCTAACGCACTTAGTACTTCTACAACATTAGAACTGACATATCTAGCAGAGCTATACTCAGGCCAAAAATCTAAAAATTTAGCAAAAGTTGTCTTTACCTCGACCACTCCACCTAATAAATCTCGAGTATCCTGTTTTTGCTCTTGCCATACGTCTGTAGGATTATCACCGCCTGTATCTATAGATTCACTGTAAGTCCAAGAAGCGTTTGCTGTGCCATACCTACCCACTACGTCTGCACTATAACTTAAACCATTAGCTCTAGCTCTAGTTAAAGTATCAAAAGCCTCATCGCCTTCAGAACCTACATCTGATGGATTTGCATTTACAGTTCTAGGATCTATACCATGAACAAATTCATCGTTTACTAGTGCAACAACAGAATTTGATATATTGTTTCCTGTTAAAAAAGGGTTCTCAACAAAAGTACTTATAATATTGTCAAAGTTTGATATGGAGATTGTAACTTCATTTATTTTACCATCACTACCAGTTTCAACGGTTGTAAAATCAACTGGGTACGGGATATATTTTCTATCGTCATATTCTACTCTATACACTGTATCACTCTGTGTATCTCCTACGATCTCAGCAAATCTATATGGAACATCGGTTGGCCAAGCTCTGCCTGCTCCTTGTTCACTAGGGTTACCATTAGGGTTTGGTGGATACCATTCTCCTGGGTAATAAATTGAGTAAAGTCTTACGACAGGGTCTTGAACGAATGCGTTTTTCTCAGCTATAAAAGGAGAATTTGCAATGGCAGAGATGCTTGTAGATGCAAGAATAGAGTCACTAGAAATGGTGTTTGCTACAAAGAAAGGTATTTTATCTATTTGGGTAACAGTTCCCGCACTAGTATATGTAGAAAAATCGGTAGTGTCTGTATTTAGAAGCTCAAAAGTATCAGTTGTTTTGTTTGCAACCTTATACCTATTTCCATTAACTTGTGTCATCCCTACAACACCAGTTATTTGAATAGTATCACCGTTATCAAAACCATGACTAGCTGCAGTGACTACGCCTGGATCAGCTTTTGTAATCGCAGTTATTGTTTTTGTACTAACGATTACCTCAGAAGTGTTTATCTCTCCGTTTGATGTTCCAGCTAAGTTAGTCATAATGAAAACATTATCTGTAATTGTCTCACCGACAGAGAACTCCTGTTGAGTGTTATCTATTTTTACTTTTAATTGATTAAGGGTTGAATTAACATTTGCAATAACACCAATTGTTTTTGATGTCACACCTACTATACTATTACCTGATACAAAACCGGAGGCACTTGCAACATTAAGTATTCTATCATAGGTTCTTACACTAGGCATTAGTCAAATACCTCTTTCAAAGTAAAGTTTACAGTGAAAAAGTTATCTCTTAAATTACTTGTAGCTGATAAAACATTTCTAATTTGTAAATTATTTTCAAATCTTACTGTGGCAGTACCACTCTCATTTATGTGTCCTAAATCAAAAGTAAAAGATTCAAAATTTCCACTTCTAGCTACATAAAAATCGTCTATAGCTTTTTTTGCTATTCCATGCAAATTTGTGTAAGTTAGTTGAAAAGTTCGTTTAGATCTTCTGCTTCTCAATCTTCTTTTTTCATAACCTGCTTGACTTTCAAACACGACTGTATCAAAAGCTCTATCAATTTGATGACCTCTATCAGGTTTTCTATCTGCCATTGAATTGAATCTGTCATCTCTTTCAACAGTGCCTTGAAAAACTCTTAATTCTAAAGTGTCACCAGGATCAACTGACCCCAATGCTCCACCCCCAAGTTTTGTAGGTGCAGTTAACATTGGTTGTATCATGTCTGTTCTATATTTAGTGCTTTTAGAAAATCTTAGTGCATCTACTTTACCATTGAAAAATTCAGCATGTGTGCCTGGACCTGCTGCACCAGTGTTGAATACACCAATTTTAGTATTACCTGTAAAAACGTTTGCATAATTTACCGCTGTAAGTTGAGCTTGTTTTGCATTGTTTACATATAAACTAATGCTACTGTTTGCATAGTCAGCAGATACAGCAACATGAAAAAACTTTGATGTGACTATAGCTGTTGCATTAGAATAAAGCTCAGTAACAGTAGGAGTGGCCGCTGATGGGTGTTTTACACTTGAAACAAAACCAAATTTAGCATTTGCTACTGATCTGAGTACAAAATAGTTACTAGCATCTTGATATCTGGCAAAAATAGTACCATTAGCTGATACTGTATCAGGTTGCGCAAAACACTCTAAAGTAAAAGGTTGAGCGCCTCCAGGCTCTAAAAGAGTTGAACTGCCATAATCTAGAAAATGGCTGGTGCCATTTAAGTCTAAAGATTTTGATCCAAATGCAGCAGTTGAGCTGTATACTTTTGCGGCACTGTTAATATCTGTAAAACCATTGTCACTTTCGTCTGTAGCATTACTACTATCAAAATTTAATAATAACTGTGTCGCATTATCGCCTATGTCAATTCCTTGAGTTCCGTATACTGAGCTTGGAAAGGTAAAAGAGCTAGGACTTTGAAGAACACCTGATAAAAATACTAGTATGTTGTTTGCATCAGTAGCCGTGCTACCTACGGGTAATGCAAAAGATTCAGTATTAGAATTAATCAAAAAGGTATTACTATTAACAATTGTTGCTGAGGTGTTACTATATGTAGCACTCCCTGTAAGTTCAAATTTTCTGTTAAATTTAAAACGGGTAGGTAAACTTAGCACTCTTAGGGTAAGATTGCTTGATGGATTGGGAGCACTTGCAAAAGTTACAGTGATTCCATTGTTTGAAAGAGTGGTTGAAGTAGTAGGCTGAGCTGCACCATCAACAACAGCTAACACTTCAGCTATGGAAGTTGCTGCAGTTGGTAAATTAAATTCTGTTTTGCCGCTCGCATCACTGCTACTTATTATTGACTCTCCAACGGAAGCAAACTCAAATACATTAGCGGTGGCGTCATCAGGATATGTAGCCATTATGCACTTCCTCCACCACGTAATGATTTTCTAATTGGTCCATTATTTCTTAAATCTCTTGTCACTACATCAATCACAATCTTATCAACATCAAATCTAGGCTTAGCGTCTGTTGCCTCTTGAGGAGTTCCCTCATTGTTAATATTAACACTAATTGGTGGCATACCACCAGAATTCATTTGTTGCATGGCGGGTAGTCCAGCTGCATTTACAGCACCACGGCTCATCACAAATTCACCTGGTTCTAATAAAGCAGGAACACGGTCACGAGGTGATCCACCCATGCTTCCTCCTGCTGCCATACTTCTAACACCTGGAATAAGACCGCCAGATGCGACATATACTCCAGAACCTGTAGCGCCTCCAAAAAAACTAGCTGCTGAGGAAGCACTACTCATGGTAGACGCTTGGGCAATGGTGCTGCCACTGAATAGCTTACTAAGAAAATCAGTAGCTCCACCACCACCTCCAGAACCAGTAAAACCTTTAAATATATTTGTAACAGTATCTCCTAAACTTCCAAAGGCATCTCCAGCTTTATTAGCAAATCCTGTAATCATATCCCCTAAATTCAAATTAGTTTTTTCAATTTCATTTTGTAAACCTACATATTCATTCTTAGCCTTTGAAGGATCAAGTCCAAGCTTTTTAAATAAATCCTCTGAGCTTTGTGTGGTTCCTAAACTAACAGGTACTCTGCCATTTTCTAGTACAACTTGATCTATTCCCTTTTGTTGTTCCAAATTAAAAAGTCCTCCAATAGCTTCATCAATAAAATTATTCATAGGCTCAATTAAGGTGCGCTCTAACACTTTAACTCTTATGCCTTCCATAATTCCTCCAAGCATATCTTTAAAACCTTGCTTAAAGTTTTCAGTTGTTAATGTTCCTTCAGCTATTGCTTTAAATAAATCCTGTATACTTCCACCTATCTGATTTTTCAATACTCCAGAGATATCATTAGCAAGATTTCTAATTAGATTTTGCTCTCGCTCTAACGCTTCAAATCTCTGATTAGCTATTTGAATAATTTTTTTCTTTTCATCCTCAAGACCATCTAACTTAGACTTTAAGATTTCTTCTATTTTATCTTTTTCAAGTCCTAAGCCGTCTAACTTTTTCCTAATAATCGTAGCTTGTGCTAATAATTCCCCTTGAGCTGCGTCTTGTTTGTCTTCCCTTAGTTGAGTTTCTAATTCAATTAATTCATTTAATAATTTTAGCGCATCTTTATTTTGTGTAATTCTTAAGCCTATATCACTTTGTTTAGCTTGGCTTGCACCTATGTTAATGCCAGCTTGAGTCATTACATTTGATCTTCTTGCTGTAAAAGCATCTCCCGCAGTCCTTTTCAACTCATCTAAGCTCTTTTTTAAGTCAAGTGGGTCAGGGGCTTTTATCAACTCAACTGACACATTTTGAGCTTTTGCAAAGGCTTCTACAGCTTTAACAAACACATTTGTTGATTCACCAAATGAGTTTACAGCAGCTACCTGTGCCTCTATTTGAAATATTCTTTGTTTAAATAATTTTTCTTGAGCAGTAATTTCTTTTACTTGATTAATCGCTGTTTGTTTAATAACTTCTTCTCTACGCTCTTCAATCTCTTTTTGCTTTTGTAGGTTTAATCCTTCATCTACAATAGCTGCTCGTCTCGAAGCGTCATTTAGTTGTGCTATCTTTTCCTCTATTTTTTGTCTAGCCAACGCTCTTTCTTGTAATACCAAGTTATCAGCTAACTCTTTGTCAAGGGCAGTTTTTCTCTGTGCTAATAACGCTTTTGCATCAGTGGCCTCTTGTTTAGCCACTCTCTCTTTTTCTTTGATTAGTGCCATCTGCAAATTACCTTCTAGCACAATGAGTTTTCTACGTTCTTCCATCATTTGTCTATCGCTAAACAAATTTGGTACTTCCTCCATAGCGGAGATACGATCTTGTTGACCACTTATCTCTCTACGTTGACCTGCAATTCCTCTTGCTGCTCCTGCCTTTGCTTGAATGTTTTCAATATCTCTAGCAATATTTAATTGTTTATTAGCTTCTTGTGTAACTTGTTTTTGTAAATCTGATACTTTTTGAATTTGCCTTGTTTGTTCATCAAAAATTTTTAACTTAGCATCTTCTATGTTTTTACTTGCCTCTGCTGT